GGCGGGGGGTCCCCACGCCCCCCCCGCAACACCGGGCGGGGGGCTGCCCCGGTCAGGTGCTTGGGTTTGCGCCACCAGGTGACGCACGCCGGTAGTCGGGTCGATCTCATAACTGCCGCCCTGGCCGTCGTATTCATCGGCCGCGGGGATGGGTGAGGCTTTGGCCATCATGACTCCTTGGAGGTTTCGGTGGTTCGGTACACGACCTGGAAGGTCATCGTGATCTTGGCGCTGCCCTCGCCCAGCTCGTCCTTGATCCGCTCGGTCGCGCCCTCGAGGGTATCGATGGCCAGGCCGCCTAGTTCCGGGGCGGCGAGGATCCGGCCGGCGGCCTCGGTGGCGATCGGGTCGGCGGCCACCAGGGGCGTGGCGCCATTGGCCAGGACGCTGACGTGCACCAGCACGCTGCGCTGTTTCGCCCCGGTGACCGGCCGGGTCGGCGGCGACTCATCGCCAAGCTCGACGCACAGCAGCGGGTAGTCGGCCGAGTCCAGGGCATCGAGCGGGTCGCGCAATACCTCCGCCGCCGTCATGCCGGTCAGGGGCGGCACGGTCAGCCGGGTGATGATGGCCTGGGCGATCTGTTCGGCTTTGCTGGTCATGTCAGACCTTGCGCAGTGTGAGGCGGCGGACCGAGCCGTCGTCTATCGGCCAGATCTCGCGCACCTTATAGCTGGTGCCCGAGATGGTGACCGTGGCGCCGGCCCGGATACTGGGCAGGCTGAGCGCCGACAGCTCGATGGTGTAGTCGTTGCTGATCCCGGCACCGGACAGCGCCGCGGCGCCCGGCGCGGTGAAGTAACCGCGCGCGGTCTGCGTTGCCCCGTCGACAGCGACACTGATGTCGGTGCCGAACTCGGCATACAGGGCGGCAAGGTCCGGGCCGAAGTCCATGCTCAGTCAACGATGGCGGAGATGGCCTGCGGGCTGGCGTGGCGGGCGCCGTGCAGGGCATACATGACCGCGCCGACGGCGTTGGCCATGAGCAGGCTGTCGACGCGGATACAGTCGAAACCGTTGGCCACGTCCAGGTCAGAGGCCGCCACCTCGATCACGTACATAAGATTCTTGTTGTCCGTGGTGTCGGTGGTGAAGGTGTTGCTGGTGACGGCGGTATCGGTCAGGGTATCGCCGGCGGCGCAGTCGACGTTGGCCCGCATGGAGCTGAATGCCAGGGCCTTCTCGTCGGTGCCGGCCACGGCGGTGGCCTGCTTGAGGGTGATGGCGGCACCGGTGACGGTGGCGGCGTTGTCGACCAGGATGATGATGGTGGCGCGGTCATAGCCCTTCAGGCTGACGTAATCGCAGTCGCCGTTGGTGGTGGCCAGGGCGCCGATGATGGGGGAGCCCATCACCAGCTTGGCGACATCGGTCAGGGGGACGTTGGGGTGCATGGTGTGTCCTTTCGGTCATGGGCCGGCCCGGGCCGGCCCGTAGGGTTAGGCGCGTGCGGCCAGGGTGGCGAAGTGGCTGCGGGTGGCGGCGCTGTTGGGCGGCGTCACGGCGGCGGACAGGGAGGGCTGGCCATCCATGCGGAACACCAGCTTGTAGGCGACGATGTCCTGGTCGAAGTGCAGGTGCATGGACTCGCTGAAGGATTCGCCGCCGGCCTTGGTGATGGAGCGGTAGCCGCCCATGTTGGCCAGGATCAGGTCGCCGACATCGCCGACGGTGTCACAGGCGTCGGTTTCGATCAGGGGCCGGCCGAGCAGGAAGCCGTTGGGCGCGCCCTGGAAGCCCTGGTTGTTCGGCACCCAGATCGGGTTGCTGTTGAGCGACAGGGTGATGATCTGGGGGAAGGCGTCCGGGTTGTGCAGCCATACCACCGGGCCGCCGGCCTTGAACACCCGGGCGTACATCTTGGCGATGTTGGCGGCGACGATGGAGTCGGCGGCCTGGCTGGTTTCCTTGGCGACCTCCACCACGGAGCCGCCGCGCAGGATGCCCAGGGGCTGGCCGACGCCGGTGCCGTTGATGATGGCGTCGTTGGACTTCCAACGCACGGCCTGGCCCATCTTGTTGCGCAGGTAGGCGGCCATGGCCTGGGTATCGGCCAGCAGCTCGTCGGTGGCCTTGACCATGCACACCAGCTTTTTCAGGCGCAGGTGGTCGAGACTGAGCACCGGCTTGCGCTCGGTGTTGGTATCGCCCTCGCCTTCCCAGTTCGCGATGACGCCGGTGGAGCCCCAGGGCGTGGTCTCGTCTTTGGGGAAGGACATGCTGTTGCCGGTGACCGGGGTGGAGTCGGTCATGGCCAGCAGGGAGTCTTCTTCCATGGCCAGGGCGGCGATGGCTTGGGCGAACTGGGGCGGGACGGCGAAACCGCCGTCGCCGCCGCTGCCTTCGTTGGCGTAGCTGGTGGCGGCGGCGCGTACCAGGCGCTCGTCGACGCGACCATTGCCGAGGGCGGCGTTGCGCACGTGGTGGGCAAATTCGCCGAAGTGTTTGAAACCGTTGGTCTGGGCGTCCAGGTTGTCCTGGGCCCGAGCCCCGGCGCCATAGGTGGCGTGGGCCGGGCCGGCGGCCATGGCCTTCATCAGGGCGGCGTTGAGCTGGTCTTTTTCCCAGCCCTCGGCGACGGCCTGCATGGCCAAGGCTTCGCCGCCGAACTTGGCGTAGGCCTTACCGGTGTCGATCAGATCGCGGTTACGGGCCTGGATGTCGGCCAGGGCCTTGGCTTGGATGGCCTGCACATCCACCGGAGCGGCGGGGGCAGGGGCGGTGGTGGCGGGATCAGCCATGGTGGTGCTCCTAGTGATTGCGGGTTCGGGCGGGGTTTGCTTGGTGCGGACTTCGCCCGGTTTCGGGTCCGCTGCAATGGTGTGATTCAGGTTGTGGCGGGCCTGGATGCAGGCGCGCAGGCTGGCGGCGATCTGCTCTACCGGCCGGGTACGGGCCGGCGGCGGTGCGAGTTCGCCGCGGATGATCTCGGGGTCCGTGACGATTGCGTCGACGAAACCCTGGTCCAGGCAGTCCTGCGGGGCGAAGTGGTGGTCGGTCCCGTCCAGGTAGGCCTTGACATCGACGCCAGTGAGGCGGAGGTAGTCGTCGGCGAAGATGGCGGTGATCTCGTCGAGCATGTCGGCGACTTCGCGCAACTGCTCGGCGGTGCCCGATACGTCCTCAGCCCAGGGCTTGTGGATCATGATGCCGCTGGCATTGGCGGCGATCTCGCGGCGCTTGCCGCTCATGGCGATCAGCGAGGCGATGGAATAAGCGCGGTCTTCGACCCGGGTGGTGATGGCGTGCGGGTAAGACTTGATGGCCTCGGCGATGCGCAGGCCCTGGATATAGCTGCCGCCGATGGAGTTGATGCAGATCAACAGCGGCGTGCCCATGGCGGCGTACCAATTGAGGGCGTCGATGAAGTAGTCGGCATCGACCGCGTCGCCGTCGTCCCAGTAGCCGATGACACCGTCGATCTCGATCTCGACCTGGTTGGCCTGCATGGCGCGGATGCGGATTTTTTGGCTCATGCCGGAATTTCTCCATTGACGGGCGCGGGCGGCGCTTGGTTGTAGTTCGGAGCCTGGACGGCGGCATCGAGGTCGACGCCATACTTGGCGGCCAGCGCGCGGTCTTGCTGGCGCTCGATGAGCAGGTCTTCCAGGTCGATGCCGCGCTCGGCCAGGACGCGGCGGTGGCTGGTGAGGCAGCCCTTGATCTGCTGGAGCTTGGCTTCGACATCGTCCTTAGGATTGACCCAATCCCATCGGCGGCCCTGGAAGCTGGGCGCGTTGAACTTGTCGATCTTGCTGGCGGGCAGGTAATCGAAGGGGCGGGCTGGAGACAGGAAGCCGTAGCTCAGGAACGCGCTGTAGGTGTCGCGCGACTTGCTGTCAATCAGCCAGTCCTGGATCAAGGTCCAGGAATCCCGGTCGTCCAGTACGGCGTGGCGGATGCTGGTCCAGGTGACGCCCTGGCGGTCGTTGCTCAGGCTCTCGTAGGCGACGTTGAGGCCGGAGGCGATGCCGCGCACACCGGCCAGGACGAACGGGCCGTAGTTGGCGTCCGGGTAGTTTGGCACCCAGGACGCGGGCTCGGTGCCGGCGGGCAGGATGTCGACGGCGCCCTTGCTGGAGCGCCAGACGAAGGTGCCGTCGTTTTCCTCGCCATCGGTCATGGCGGCGGCGGCGCCCGGCTCGGTCTCCTTTAGCATCATGACCTTCTCGGCGCCGATGCGGGCGGCGATGATGGCGGCCTCGTTGTACTCGCCCATCTGGTACAGGCGGGTCATGGCGGCGTGGATCCAGGGCACGCCGCGCACTTGCTCGGGCCGCATCGGCACGAAGTAGTGGCGCACCACGTCGGCGCTGTAGCGGGTGCGGCTGTAGCCGGCGCGGCCGAGGCTGTCGCCGGGGTGGCGATCGCGCAGCCAGTAGGCCACTGGGCGTCCTGCCGGGGAGAGCTCGACGCCCATGATGATGCGGCTGCCGTCGGGCCGGTCTTCGTTCAGGGTCTCGTCGAGCCAGTCGGCTTCGATCATCTGCAGGCGGAAGCCCCAGCGGCTGGTTGGGTCGGAGACGATCTTTTCCAGGACTTCACCGTCGCGGGCGATGGTGCGGATGAGCAGGCGCTCATAGGCGGCGCGGCCGAGTTGGCCGGTGACATCGTATTCGCCGCGGCGGGAGAACAGGGCGTACTCGCGCTCGAAGATGCGATTGGCGGCGGCGTCCATGACGGTGCGGCCATCCGGGCCGATATTGCCGACCCGGCTTTGCAGGCTGACGCCCTGGGCACCGACCACGTTGGTCTCGACCAGGGCCAGGAAGCGTTTGACCAGCGGGTCGTCGCGTTCCAGGGAGCGCGAGCGGGCGCGCATGGTGGTCAGGGTGTAGCGCAAGGCCTGGTTGGCGTTGCTGTGGCTGGCGATCCAGTTGGCGTTGTGGCGCTGGATGGTGCCACCGGCATACTCGGCCCGGACCCGGGCGCGGTGGTGGGCGAGCACATGGGGCGGCTTGACCGCCTCGGAGCGCACGGCGGCCCAAGTGTTCAGGCGGCGCGGCGCGGGCATCGGCTGGCCGGCCTGGCGGACGCGCACCGGGCCCAGGGTTACGTCGGCGAGGATTGGCGTGGTCGTCATGGTCAGCCCACGAAGTGCATGCGGTTGCGACTGGGCAGACCTTGCCGGCGCCGCTCGGCGGCCTCTTCGCGCTGCACTTCGACCTTGAGCTGGTTGCGCAGCGTGGTCAGGCCGCCGGCGTCGCGGGTCAGGCTGCGGTCGGCCAGGGCGCTGGTGACCACGTCCAGGCGGCCTGAGCTGCCGCGGCTGAGCAGCTCGGCTTCGACATAGTCGAGCAGGGTACGGGCAAAGGTGCGGCCATCGATGGCGACGGCGGCGCTGTAGTCGGGCAGGACAGTGGTCTTGCCGCGGTCGACCTCATGGCGCTCGGTGGCGTTTCCGACCACAGCGACCCAGTCATAGGCACCGGCGCCGTAGGTGGCTGTGATGGCCTTGGCCACGGTGGCGAGATAAGCATCGCCATCGGCCGCGGCGACGACGTTGAAATAGTGGGTGGCGGTGCGGAAGTAGTAAGTGAGCGTCCAACCATCGCCCGCCGGGTAGTCGGACAGGTCGTCCCGGCGCCAGGTCCAGGTATCGCCGGCGCGCAGTTCTGTGGGTTCGGTGGTTTGGATGGATGCCATGGGGCGAAGCATGGCAAGCGGTTGTGGACTCGTAGGGCCGAGTCAGTCCACTTTTTTTCTGACGACCTTGTGGACCCAGGATCGCGTGACGCCATACCTGCTTGCCACTACATCGGTGGGTAGGCGTTTCGCTGCCTCGGCGATGGCAATTTTTTTCGATGCGTCAGGCCGCGGAATGTAGACCTTCTCGGCCGGGAATGTCTTGGCGATCTGTCTCTCAATCTGTTCGGCGCAGTCGGCGCTTAGGCTGTGCCCGGTCTGCTCGGCGCACTCGACCACGAATTGCATCAGCTCGCGCAGGGTCATGTCAGGTCCGGCGCGAAACGCCGCCGGTGCGGCGGGACAGGCTTGGTGATCGGCGCGGTGGCAATGGCACGGGTGCGCTCGGTGCAGACGTAGGCACGGTTTCATGGGTCTGCGTTTCGCTTTCTTGGGCTGTTGTTTCGCTTTCTGGCGCTGTTGTTTCAGGCGGTGTGGCAAACAGGTCTGGGGTGAGGTTGGCTTCCCAGCGCTCCCAGACGCTGGCCGGTGTGTTGTGCAGGCCGAGCACCTGGATCAGGAACAGGCACCCGACCGTGCAGTCAAGCACCTCGTTTCGGTGGCCGCTGGGGCAGACCCAGCGCTCGGCCCAGCCGTGGGCCTGGCGGACCCGGATGCGGTGCTCGGCGGTGAGCTGGTCGTAGAACTCCTGGGGCAAGTGGCGGTTGAGGTGGATGTAGCCGGGGCCTGGACGCTTGACCTGTTCCAGGCGGCCATGGAGCAGGTCCTTGGCGGTGTCGACGCAGATCCGCCAGAGCTTGACGCCGTGCTTGATGACGCGCCCGTAGGCGTTCACGTCAACCTGGCTTGGCTTCATTTTGATGGGCTTGCCCAGGGCGGGGTCGCCCTTGCAGGCGTAGACCTTCTGGTGGGCCCGCAGCCGGCAGTAGTTGTAGGCCTGGTGGGTCCAGTTGGTGCCGCCGGTGTCGATGCCGATGGCGTCGAGGGTCATTTCGTGGCCGTGGGTGTGGCGGTATACGGTGCGGATCAGGGGGTCGAGCTTGTCGGCCCATTCGGCCTGGTCGGCGGGGGTGCCGTAGATGACGCGGTAGTCGATAGGCCACATCTCTTCGCCACGGCCGATGGCCCAGGTGACGGCTTCCCAGCGGTCGGCCTGGGTGTCGACGAACATCAACAGCTTGCAGGCGCCGGACGGGACTACATGCAGAGGAATGTCGAGGTCGGTCTGGGCGCGCTTGACCAGGACGCTGGCGTCGGTGTGTTCGTACTCCTCTTCCCAGACCTCGGCCAAGGTCTCGTTGACGAAGCCCTGCATGGGGCCGTTGTCGCCGGCCTTCTTGGCCTTTCTGGCCTCGAGGAACTCGCGCAGGATGTCAGGCCAGGCGCGCTGGGGGCTGTAGGCGGTCCAGGCGCGCACGAAGGCGACGTGGCGCGGCGCCGGCCTGGGCATGCCTTCGCCGTCCTGCCAAACCTTGGCCACGTGGTCGTAGTGGTACTGTCCGCAGCGGCTGATCCAGCGGCCGTCTTCCCACACGGCCAGGTAGTCGGCCTGCGTGATGGACTGGCGGCAGTGCGGGCAGACGTGCCTAACGGTGGCCAGAGGCTCGTCCTCCTCCCACTGCATTCCGGTTTCGTCGGCCTCGTCGCGCAGACGGCCGTAGCCAAGGGCATGGCGATGGCCGCAGTGCGGGCAAGGGATAAGGTATTCCATGACCGCTTCGGCGGCGTCCACGCGCCGGCGGATGTGGCTGGTGAGCTTGTGCCTGGGCGTGGTGCCCAGGACCACTTTCGGAAACGGGGCCCCCTCCAAGCGGCCGACGGCGCCGGTGTAGGGATCGATGGTCTTTTCCACCACGGTATCCATGGCGTCGACCTCGTCCAGGACCGAGACGGCCACCGTGATTCGGCGGAAATTCCGCGCGGCCTTGGCGCCCAGGTAGTGCTGGACGCTGCCGCGGAAGCGCACGAAGCGGACGGTGTTGGCGTCACGATCGTGACGTCGTACTGCCGCCAAGGCCTTGCAGATGTCGAAAGCGGGCGCGACCTCGCTCTTGACGAATGAGTCCCGGTCATCGTCGGTCGGCTGCCAGATGGCCAGCTTCCGGCGCCGATGGCTGGCGTTGTATTCGGCGAAGGCCACCACGCTCTTGGTGTAGCCGACCCGCTTGGCCTTCTCGACGTCGACCTCGAAGATATCGTCGTTGCTGAATGCGTCCATCCAGCCGATCTGGATCGGCCAGGCCGCCCACAGGCCCCGGCGGTGGCTGGATTCTTCATCCATCTCGAAGTGCTGCTCAGCCCAGGTGGACAGGGGCATGGGCGGATCGGCGCGCAGCGGTGCCAGTCCGGCGCGGACGGCGCGGACGACGGCGGCGCGCGTAGCGATCGGGAGGGTATGCGGGATCAAGCGTCGACCTCCTCGACCGTCGGCTCATCATCTTCCTGCAGGTCCGTGGGGTCCAGGGCATCGGCAACCAGGGAGGCGGTCTTGCGCGCCATCTCGTTTCGGGCCGAGGCGATCTCGGCCATCACCGCGTCACGCGCCGCCTGCGGAAGGTCGGGACATACTCGGCGCAGGTCAGCCGGGATCTGCTCCAGCCGGTCTACCACCGCCTGGGCGGCATTGGCCAGCACATCGGACAGCAGATCGATAGGAGCGTAGGTGCCCATGGCCACGTTGTTCTTGATGTCCTGGCCATGGCGCTGGGATCGGGCCAGCATCGCCCGTTCGGTTGCAAGATCCAGGTCGCCGGCGGCAGCCCGGCCGGCGGCCATCTCGCGTAGGTGCCCGCAGTACTCACGGAGCCATTGCCCCGCCGTGCCATCCTCGGAGAGCACGCGCCTGGAGAACAGGTCCGAAATGGCTTGCTGGCTGACCCCAACCAGTTCACCGAATTCCGCTTGCTTACACCTGGCCATCAGGTCAACCATACAACCCCCTTAGCAACCTCCACAAACCCTGAAAAGACGTGGTTCGAATAACCCGCATTGGGGGCTTTTTGGAAGGACCCGAAGGGGGGGGGGTGGGGTGGGCGCGGTCAGGCATCGGAGGCCCCTGGGTCGCGCTGCATTGCCGCATCGAACTGGGCCGGGAATTCGCGCTCATAGGTATCGATGGCCACCTGCTCGAATCCAAACCGTGGCTTGTACCCAGCCGCCCGGACGAAGAGCAGCACGGGCTTGATGGCCTTTCCGAACACAAACGACGTGCGCTTGTAGATGCCTGGGTGCAGCGCTTGCCTGTGGCCCTGGTGCGACCTGCCGGGGTAGACATGGAAGTACTCGAAGCCGCGCTTTGAGCGCGTACCCTTGCGCCGCTTCGCCCTGCCCTTCTCGCCCATGTTCTGGGTCGACCCAGCCCAGCGCTCGGCCGCATCGAACCAGGACAGAATTTGCCTGAGTTGCCCGACCGCCACGTTGCCGTACTGGTCCTGTTCCGCGCCTGATCCAGGCACAGCCACCCATCCGGTCGGCATGATGCCGCGGCGCTGCAGGGCGACCTCCATCGCCTTCAGGCGCCGAGTCCCACCATCGACCTGCGTCGACAGATAGTTCTGAGCGCGCTTGTAGAATCCATCCGGATCGAGAATGCCGACCGTGACAGCGAACTTGCTGTCCACTCGGACCTTCATGGCCCCGAGCGTCCAGCGTGTCGGGCGGTCGAACACCCGCCCCATCTCGGTCTGTTCTGCCGCCTGGATAGCCTGAGCGGTTTTCAGCAGCGCCCGTTGAGCCGCGATCTCGATCTGCTGGCGCGACCCTTTGGACTCATCCCACTTCATTTCGAGTTTGATCATGCCTCCCCCTTATCGGCCCGGGCACGCACCAGGGCGGCCTGATACATCGCATCAAGGCCGGCGGCATCCGCCTTGACCACATCGGCCCAGCCTGACAGCCACTCAGCCCACCAAGCCAGATAGCCCAGGTCGGGCGGATCGATGGCCAGCTTGATCGCCTGGCCAATCTCGTCTCCCTCATCTGCCGTCCACTCACCGCACGCCAGCATCCAATCCCGCACCGCCACGAAGTGCCGGCGCAGGGCGTGGATATCGATTCCGTAGTCGTTCATACCGTCCAACCTCCGAAAACACAGTTAGACGCCAAGGCTGGACGGCTGGAAGCCGCGCCAATACTGGCTTCGTCCAACCGTCTAACCTCGTCCAAGGGAAATTGACAAACTTTTGTAGGAAAACTCAGGGGTAAAAACCAAGGCCACGCACGCCTATACGCGGGCGTGCGCGTGTGTGTGCCTGCGCATGTCGGTTGGACATGGTTGGACGGTTGGACGAAGCCAGTATCGGCGCGGCTTCCAGCCGTCCAGCCTGGCTGTCCAACCTTGGTTGCTTGAGAAGGTTGGACGGATTCGACCTTCATCTCCGACCCTTTTCCGGACACGCAAAAGCGCACCGATCCCTGGGCGAAAATGAAGGCGGAAACATGCCGGTCAGAAAGGCGCACCGTTGCCCCCCCCTGCCCCGTGACTGACTGCTGGCGCGGGCGCCGACTCTACGGCCCATGGGCGCACATAGACCCACTCCCGACGGCCAGTCGAGCGGCGATCCTTGCGCCAACCCAGCTTCGCCATCAGGTTACCGAGCCGCGTCGCCGCGCCCCGGTTGTTATCGATCTTCTCCACCTCCACGCCAATGGCGCCGACCAGTAGATCGAGCGATGTGTACTCATTGGTGAACTGCTGTTCCGGCTCGGCCAGGTAGTCCTGGAGCTTGTAGATCCACGGATCGACGATCTCGCGCTCTTCCTGCTCCGGACGGATATAGAGCGCCTCCTCCTCGCGGGTCGGATACAGCCGCGCCCCGGACCGGAACACCGCCAGCGCCTCGGCCAGCAACTGGTCGCGCCACTCAGCCAGCTTGTCCAGGTCCAGCGTGCCCACCAGTCGCACCGGAAAAAACCGGCGGTTGCCCGTGGTGTCCTTGAAATACTCGCCCTGGTTGGTGGTGCCGGCGAAGGCTACTTGGCGCGCGCGATCGATGGTGCGCCGGGCATACGGCTCGCGATAATGGTCCGTCTGGGTCGTCACGAACGCCTTCACCGCCGTGGTCTCGGCGCGGTTGAATGAATCCATCTCGCCGACCTCATACAGCCAGACGCCGTCCAGGGCCATGTAGGCGTCCTTGTCGCCCAGGCGCAGCGGCGTATCGGCGAACCAGTCGGCGCCGATGATGCGCAGCGCCGTTGACTTGCCCTTACCCTGCGGACCCTCCAGCACCAGCATGTAATCCCACTTGATGCCGGGGCACATCACCCGCGCCACCAGCCCCAGGAAGAACAGCCGGCCGGCGATGCGCAGATAATCGTTGCTGCCCGCCTTCGCCCCCAGGCAATCAACCAGCCAATGATCCAGTCGCGGGATACCGTCCCAGGCCTGCAGGCCCTCCAGGTGCTCGCGCACCGGATGAAACTTGTTACGGGCGGCAGTCATGGCCACGCCATTGGTGATAGTGCCCTCGCCCTTCACCAGCAGACGGCAGCGCTGGGCCATCCACAGGCCCAGCTCGAAATCGTCTTCCGACGTCCACTCCCCCGCCGGCGAGCCCCATGGCGTCGGCTTGCGCTTGACGCAGCGCCGGGCGAAATCGTCCCAGGCAATCACCCCGGCCCAGGCCGGGTGCTGGGTCAGCAGCAAAAAAACGTTCTCGCGACAGTCCTCGAGCTTGCCGCGCTCTTTCCAGACCATCCCGTCCATCCAGCCCGGGGTTTTCGGGCCTTCGATGGCGTCGGCCGCGCCAGCCGGTCGTTGCGTCGAAGTGCTTGCAGGACCGACCGACCCCGCGACCGCTGGCGCGAGCGCGAGACTATTGGCGCGAATAAACCCCGCCAACGCCTCGCCGCGCAGGCCCTCGTCGACGGCATCGGCGATATCCCAGCCCGAGGGCTTTTCACCCGGCGCCGGGATCGAGACCCGCCAGAGCTTTGCCTTGCCCTCCAGCACCGCCTCAATCCGGTCCATGGCCTTCACGCCCGGCTGGTCCTGGGCATCGAGCAAGGGCTTGGCCTCCGGCGCCATCCCGGCGTCCTTCTCCTCCCGCGTCAACGGCACCCGCTGAGCATCGCAGTCCGGCCACAGAATCACCTTGCGGCCATGCAGCGGCGCCCAATCGATCTTGGCCACCGCTTTGCCGCCGCCCGGCCAGGACACCACCACCAGGTCCGGCAGCTCGGCCGAGCCCACGTCGGCGCACTTCTCACCCTCCACCAGTAGCACGGTCGCATCGGGCCTGGCCGCCAGCCTGTCCAGGCCATACAGCGGCCGAGGCTCGGCCCAGGTCATCCAATGCCATTCGGTCTTGCCGCTCGCCTCGTTACGGGCCCACACCAGGGGCAGCACCTCCTTGCCGCCATCGCTGGTGCGGAAGCGGTAGACATAGCCCAGCACCTGGCCAGCGGAATCGAGGTAAGTCCACACCCGTTCTGGCAGGCCGCGCTTGACGTGCGCCTTCGGCGGCTCGGGCGCATCCGCCGGTGCCGGGCCGGCCGGCGTCCAGGGCGTGCGCGGTTTCGCCGGTTTGATCTCGACCGGCGGCGGGTTTCGCTGAACGGCGGCCCGTGGCGACTTTCTTTCGGCGCCGCCCGGAACATCGATCCCGAACCGATCCGCCAATTCACGGCAAGCCTGGCCCTGGTCGCCCGAGGTGAAGATATAGGCATACAAGCTGATCGGGTCCGATCCCTTGTCATCCGTGGCGAAATCCGCCCAGACCCCGTTCGTGGTGTTGATCGAAAACGATCCCTTGTGCCCGTCTGCGCGGCGTGGATTCAGCGCCTTGAACTCATAGCCATCCAGCTTGCCGTCGGGCAACCACTCCGAGAGCAGGCTCACCAGGCACGCCAGGGCCGCGTCGTTGACGCGCTTGAATGGCAGCTTGATCATTGGCCTGTCGCCTGAGCCTGAATCCAGCGCTTACTATCCCGCTCCGGCAGCTTGGCCTGAAACGACTCCAGCAGCATGGCGAACAATAACTTCGCCGCCTGCCGCTGATCATCACGCGATTGCATACGCCTGCAACGCTCCGCCTGGTGATGCAGATCCTGCTGGGTCGGCATGATCACCGCTCCCCGCGCGCGTTGACCTCCCGGCACAACTCCACGAACGCGGTGATGGCCGCGATCGCCTCGTAACCATGACGCTCGATATCGTGCAGTTCCCGGGCCGTGATCGTGCCGTCGGCCACATCGCTCGCCGCCTCCGACGCCAGGTCGCCGAACTCCTTGACAGCATGGAGCATGGCCGCCGACAAGGCATCCGGCGCGCCATGGAACTCCGGCGCCTCGATCAGGATGCAGCCATGCTCGGCACGCCTTCGCGTGCAAGGGCTGTGTCCAGCCGACGACCTTCGCCTGGCGGGCGAAATGCAGAATCATGTCCTGGCGCTCCACCGTCAGCTTCTCGTCGCCGCGCAGGATGGCGTACAGCGTCGACGAAGCCAGGGGCTCGTCGTTATTTTTCCCAGGCAAGCGCGCCGCCATCGCCGGCACCCCGCCTGGGTACTTCGTCACCACGTGGTACAGCGCCGACAGTTGGTCCATCTCGTCTTTTCTCAGTGTCATAACAGTTCCCCTCGTTTGTTGTGGATGCCGGCCGGAGCGGCAATTACGATGCAGGCAAAAGAACCCGGCCAGGCGGTGGCCGGGAGGCCAAACCGGCCTTGGGAAAAACAAGGAGAAGACTTGTGAGCAGACATGCCGGGCCTGCCAGCCGGGGAATAAAAAAGCCGGTGATCCAAGCGGGAGAAAATCGCGGGCCGGCAAAGGCGGCGGGGTTTGGGCCGCCGAGGGAGGAGAAGGTTGCGCCTACGGCGTTACCCAGGCCGGAGCGCTGGTTATCCTGTAGTCGAAAGGGCAAAAAAAATAGGCAGAGCAAAGGCGCTCTACCTCGCGAAAAGGCGGGGGTCGGCCCCGTGATAGAGTCGAGATTCCACTCAGCAACCCTAATCACAGGAGACCCCCATGGAACAAAAGGACTTCGAAGCCCTGATCATGAAAAGCGAATTCTTCGCGCAGATCATGGCCGAGCTGACAGCCAGGCTCGAACAGCACCGGCAAGCGACGCAAGACGCGCTCGCCATGATTGCCACCGCCGCCGCAAGACAGATGGACGGTGCTGTATTCGCGCAAAACATCGAACGGATGGAACGGCTGTTCGATCAAGAAGCGCCGAACGCAATGCGTTCAGAAATGCTTCATCACGTCGCTGGACTGGTGAAGAACTCGGCGATACCTCGAAGCCGAGACCCGTCAGCCAGTCATTGATCCGATCGATCCCGTCCCAGGCCGGCAATGATTCAAGGCTCTTCTCAGGCATGGGCGTCTCCCTGCATTTCGTGGTCGGTGGGTTGCCGCTCGTCGTGGGCGGCCTCGTCGTGGCATGGGCAACGCAGTCCAGGCAATCCGTCCGATGGATTCGGGTACAGGTCTGGGCGTAGTAAATGTGGCGTAATCCTCCAGTCCTCTTGCGCGCATACAGGCAGGACGCGCTCGGCTGGAACTCCTCTTGCTGCCCACTGACTGACAGCGCCCTGGGTCAAGCCATAGCGTGCCGCAAAGGCTTTTTGCGTCTCGTTAATCAGGTCGAGGTATTGGGCAAGGGCACTCATGATGCCGGCAAGAATAGACGGTCTATTTTTTTAGTGCAAGCAAATCCAATAGATACTCTATTTGACCCTGGGAATACGGTATTCAGAATGCACGCATGAACGAATCCCAAGGCCAAGGCCAAGGCAAATACAAGAAACGCCCGCTGACAGCTGACGAATTGGCGGCCGCCGAAAACATACGGCGGTTATGGGAAGAGTATCGGTCCGCTAACCCAGGGGTGACTCAGGAACAATTCGCCGAAGAAAAGCTGGGTGTCAGCCAGGGCGCTTTTCTGCAATGGCTCAGGGAATACTCCCCGATAGGAACTGACGCCGCGATCAACCTCGCGCGCGCCTTTGGCGTGCAGCCTTATGAAATCAACCCGACCTTAACCGTAACATGGGTTGACAAACCACAAAAACAACACCAACAAAATCAGGCCGGGGAGTTAGAAGCCTTGTTCGAGCAGATCGCATTACTTGATCCACAGGCCGCCAGCATTGCCCGCAATGCCCATAAGTTGTCAGCCACACGGAAGGCTGCCGTCTTTCAGATTGTCGATGCGTTTACTGAACAGGACGGGGAAGCCGCCGCCGGTGACGGTAACTTATAGGACGGCCGCCAATAACAATAGGCCGATCATCCCCATCAGCATGATCGAACAACCCACCTTCATCATGTTTTGGCCTGCCTGTTGCATGCTGGTACCGGCGCCGTCCAGCCGTTTTGCGAGCCTGTTCATTGCCCGCTGCTCCCGTGACGTATCAAGCTTCATTTCTTTTCCGATTTTTTACGGCGCCAGTCCCATGGCGCCACTGGTTCCGAATCAGACCAGAGTCCGGCCCTGATGGCACGCGCCGCGGCCTCGGCCGCGGCATAGGTAGTTCGGTCTGCTGGAGATTGCGTTCCTGCGTACTTCACGTAGTGCCAAGCCAGACCAGAATTCACCTGGTCGATGCAGGCATCCTGGCCGCTGACTAAGACCTTCCCGACGATTCGGCCGTACCGGTCGCGATTCGCCCAATCCACCACTACCTGGCGGCCGTATACCATATCCGAAAGATGTTGTTTTGATGTCTGCCCAAATGGTTGCGTCTGCTCGGGGGCGTCAATTCCGGCGAGGCGGATTTTTTCCTCCATGTTGCCTGGTGAAAGTAAGGTGAGCGTGTCGCCGTCAGTGACTCCCACCACGCGACCGGACAACTCGGCCGCTGTCGCCAGGCCGAATCCGATAAGGCAGACTGCAATCAGCGGGCCGCGCCTCATTTCTTCTTCTCGCCGGTTCCGTACAAACCAACTGGACACACCTTTTTTGAGCCGCTGATGCTGCCGTCGTTGCAGATGAATTTTCCGTTCTGACAGAACGATATTCCGCCCTTCTTCCCGGAACACGGCGTATTGCTAGCTATCGCCTGGTTGCACAGCAACATGGCCATCATGACTAGCAAAGTGCTCGGCTTCATTTTTGTCTCCCTGTGATATGCGGTATTTCTGGTATTCCACTCCAGTATATTTTTTCGATCAAATAGAAATTCTATTGCCTATGCGTAATAGATATTCTATTATCCCTCCATCGCCGCCCCTCACGCGGCCATGGAGACCACGATGGACATCACCTTGGCCTATACGGCCAATCTCGTTGAAGCCACCTTCCGCCAAGATGGACGGCATGGCTACATCAGCCAAAGCACCTGGAAAGGGTGGCACTGGGCCGTCAGCATCGACGACCATGGCCTTGTCCGAGTCGGCGGCCTGGTCGACGACGAACAGGAAGCCCTGCGCCAGTGCGAGCGATGGCTGGCGGCCGATCTGGACACGATCCGAGACGCCTGGGTGCAGGCGCGCCTGGCCGAGATCGACGGTATCACCCGGGACATCCTTGCCGTCCGGCCCGCTACCAAGATCGAGCTTATCGGTTATGCAAAAGGCCGTCAGGACGGCTACGAGGCCGCGCGCCGGGAGATCGCCGCCGCCTTTGGCCTGGTGCCTAGCGAGCAATTCGAGCAGGCCGATAATGCCCGCATCGATGCCGAGCGCATGGTCGACTTCGAGCGCGACTATGCCGCCACCCTGGAGGATCAACTCGGCGAGTCGCGCACGGCCACCCGCGCCATGACGCCGGACGGCGAGCTGGCCATCGTCGAACACCAGGTGGCGGCCTGATGGCGCCGGACCCGAACATCATCGCCTTCGTGCGCCGACTGCTCGACCCCGAGCAATTCGGCCACGCCGTCACCCCCGAGGTGCGCGACGCGGCCCGGACCGCCCTGGGCCGGGAGCCGGTCGAGCGCGCCGCCGACATCACGGCGGGCGAAGTGGAAATCCTCACTGGCCAGATCGCCCGCCTGCGCGTCATAGAGCGCGCCGCCTGGCATGCCCTGGAGATGGCCCGCAAAGGCCATGCGGCTGACGCCTACGACGCCCTCGCCCATGCCCTGGAGGTGAAATCATGCACGCCTATATAGTCACCCTGGCCACGGCCCACCGGCAGCGCCTGCGCGCCAGTGTGGTCGCGGCATCGAGTGCAGACGCCTGCGGCATCGGCCGGCGCTGCGCGATCGCCGCCGGCTATGCCCCGATCGCCCTGTCCGTCCGGCCGGTGCGGAGGTGTCATGAGCTTTGGCGCCTGGATTACGTTCTTCGCCGCCTGCGGTATCGCTATTGCCATCCTGATCGTGGTCGAAACCAGTGAACCGAGGCGCGGCGATGACTGACTTTGCCCGCGGTCTGCACGTCACCGGCCGAGCCGACCCGGCCCGCGTTGTCGCCCGGCTGCATGGCGCCGGCGTGGTCGCACGGGTGCCGAAGCCCGCCCGTCGCGCCTGGGAGGTCATCGCCATGGCCGGCTGGTTGGCCGAGAAAAACCGCGTGGCCATCACCGCTTACCGGGGGCAGGCATGACCGATTCCCACACCGGCGTCATTCTGGCCGCGCTGGCCAAGGCCACCGCCCAGGCGCCCATCGGCGAAGCGGCGCTGCGCGAGGCCAGCACGCTGACGGCCCGGCAGTTCGCCGCCGGCGTGCAGACCTTACTGGGCGAGCGCCGCATCTGCACCTATCGGCAGATCAAGGGCGACCTGGACCACAACGTCTACTGGCCGACCGGGATTGTGACGCCGGTAATCGGCTATCGCGTCCAGGCCGCCGCCGGCAGAAAGCCGCCGACACGGCCGGCAAATATTGCCCAACCCGCCGCACCGGCCAAGCCGGCTTCAAAACCCAGCAAAGAGAAAAAAGAGACACCCATGAAAGAGAAAAAAGAGACCCAGGGCGACCGCATCGCCGCGCTGGTGGCGAAACACGGCCCCATCACCACCCACGCCCTGGCCGACCTGGCCAAGGTGGCGGCGAAATCGATGGATTCCTATCTGGCGCTGCACCGTGCCGATGGCCGCATCGTCGAGCGCCAGGGCTATGACGAGGACCGCGCCCGGGTCCTGAAACACTACATGACGCCGGCCCAGGCCGAGGTGTGGGACGAGAAAGTCAACCGGGCCAAGAAGGACACGGCGGCGCCGACAGCACCGGCCACCCAGGAAATCCCGGAATTCATGAAGAAGAAGATTGGCCCGGCCGGTGGCGACGCGGGCGGGATCCTGCTCGGCCTGCTGGGCGTAGCCACCGTCGACGAGGCCAAGAAGCTGATCGAAGAGCGCCGGCAGCGCGACCACCAGCTCCGCAACGACCTAGCCGGCACCCGCATGGTGCTGGAGAACGTCGCCAGGAAGCTCCAGGTCGACCAACTGGAAGAAGTCCCGGCCGCCCTGGACGACCTGATCCACGCCCTGTCCACCCGTGCCGCCACCGCACAGGCATCGGGCGGCGCCCTGGCCATACTGCTGATCGACAGCACCGACCAGATCGAGCTGGAGGCCCTGGACACAGACGACACCATCGAGGCCAACAGCCGCGCGATCAGCGCCGTGCAGGCCGGGCATGCGGAGCGGGCATTGCTGGTGCGCATCCAGGGCGAGGCAGCGCGGACGGTGGCCTGGAAGGTGGTCTGATGCAACGTTTGAATTCACCGGCCTGCTGCCTGGAAAGGAAACAGGATGGAACTCGACAGAAAACGGTTGCTCGCGCTGGCGACGTGCGGATGCGGCGACATGTTCACTGAGCACGGCCCCGGAACCTGCGGCAACTGCCTAGCCGGCATTGACAGGACGGCAGAGGTTGAGCGGCTGACAGAAGAAAACACGGAACTGAAGGCGCTCATGTCGGCACTGTTGGAACAACTCGGCGAAAACGACCGAGACGACGGGAACGCTCCCGGCCATGCCCATGATGTGTATGGGCTGCCTTTCGAAAAGTGGAAAACCGCTCGACAAGCCCGCGGGCTATCGACAGGGGAAGAAGAATGAACATCGACGAAGAACAGAAGGCATTTGAGGAATGGGCACTGAAAGCTGGCTGCTTCCCGATTCAGCGACTGACGCGTGCTCCCCGTTACTACCAGGACTCGCATACCGAGTCAGCATTCCTCGGGTGGCTGGGGCAAAAGGAAGCGCAGGCAGAGCCGAATGGTGTGCCTGCTAACGTTCGAGTTGAGCGGCGCGCGTGCAAACGCTCGCGCGGGTGAAAACGCCAATCGCGTGTCCGCTCGAACGAGGCGTTAGGCTGAGATGGCCGTGCATGCGATCCGCTGGTTCTTTTGTTTTCACTCTGCGATTACTCCCAATTTGCTAATTTCCGCAAAAAAACAGCAACAAAAACAGTTTATTGCGCGAAACAAGTAAGCGGTGTCGCTTGAATGATTTCAATTAAGCGACACCGCTTACTTGTTTCGCTCTATATCACGTTTTTAAACGCTCGAATATTACCCTTTCGTTCCATTCACTTATTCGATTTATGTGCTACCGGTTTTCCAAGACTCGGGTGATTCCATTTACGCACGGCTATCTTGGCTTAACTTAAATTCGACGACACCTGATGTCGCCTAAACCACCTCAATAACGTCAGGAGGCACGGCAATGCTAGTTACTGACAGTCACAACACGACAGCAACGCCTGTCGTTCAACAACCGCCGCGTTTGCTGGCGCAAATCCGTGCCTTGCTCAGAACCAAGCATTACGCCTTACGCACCGAGCAGGCCTATATCCACTGGGTGAAGCGGTTCATCTTCTTCCATGGGAAACGCCATCCGAAGGATATGGGGGCGCCCGAGATCGAGTCGTTCTTGTCTCACTTGGCGACAGAGAGAACCGTGGCGGCGAGCACTCAGAATCAGGCGCTGGCGGCCTTGCTGTTTTTGTACCGCGACGTCCTGGACGTGGACTTGCCTTGGCTGGACAACATCACCCGGGCGAAGCCGAGCAAGCATTTGCCGACGGTGTTAACCCAGGCTGAGGCAGCTTCACTTATCCGGCATTTGAAGCCGGATACGAATGGGCTGATCGTGCAGCTGCTGTATGGGACCGGGATGCGGCTGCTGGAGTGCCTGCGGCTGCGGGTGAAAGATCTGGATCTGGCTTCGTTATCGGTAACGATCCGGGACGGCAAAGGGGGTAAGGATCGGGTGACGATGTTGCCGTCGAAGTTGGTGCAGCCGTTGCGGGAACATCTGGTCGCTCGGCGCCGTTGGCATGACGTCGACCTAGCTTCCGGGCACGCGGATGTGGAGTTGCCGGATGCGTTGAGGCGGAAGTATCCGAAGGCACCGATGGAGTGGGCGTGGCAGTATGTTTTCGCCGCGCCGACCTACTCGCGCGATCCGCGTTCCGGGGCGGTTCGCCGGCATCATTGGGGCGAGCGGAATATTCAGCGGGCGGTGAAGGCGGCGGCGTTCGCGGCGGGCATTGCGAAGCCGGTGCATCCGCACTGTTTGCGCCACTCGTTCGCCACACATCTACTCGAAATGAATTACGACATCCGGACGGTGCAGGAGCTGCTTGGCCACTCGGATGTGAAGACGACGATGATCTATACCCACGTGCTTAATCGCGGTGGGCGTGGGGTGGCGAGCCCGCTGGATCGGATCTCCTCATGACCGAGCTACTCCTATTCGCCAGCGTCTACGTCTCGGTGTTTGCCCTTGGCTTCCAAAGCCAGAACGTCAACCAGGGCCACTACAAATCCGCCTTTCTGACCAGTTTCGCCATTGGCGCTGGCCACCTGGCTCTCTATCGCCTCATGCCCGGAGCAAGCCCGAGCGAGGTCGCCGCCTTTCTGGCTGGCGGCCCGTTCGGCATCGTATCCAGCATGTACGCCCATCGCCAAACACTTGGGAGAAAAACCAATGGCATCAATCAATAAAGTCATCCTCATCGGCCACCTTGGCCGCGACCCGGACATGCGCTACCTGCCCTCCGGCGACGCGGTAGCCAATCTGCGCGTCGCCACCGCCGAGGTCTACAAGGACCGCAACGGCGACAAGCAGGAGCAGACCGAGTGGCACAGCATTGCCTTCTTCGGCAAGACCGCCGAGGTGTGCGGCCAGTACCTGAAGAAGGGCAGCCAGATCTATGTCGAAGGCAGCCTGCGCACCCGCAAGTGGCAGGACAAGGACGGAAACGACCGTTACACCACCGAGGTGCGCGGCGACCGGATGCAGATGCTGGGCGGAAAGCCGGCCGGCGGCCGGGCCGAAGACGCGGACCAGGGCGACAAATCACCGCCCGCAGCCGGAGCCGGAGCCGGCATCGATGACGACATTCCATTCGACCGCCTGCGCGGTGTGATGGCACTGATTTCCTGACCAGAGGACCCCGTTGACATGAACGATATGCCACAACAAAACCTACTCGACCAGGAAAGCGGCGTAGCGGCCGCGCCGCATATGGTCGCCAGAGTGAGCTCCATTGCCATCAAGGCGGCATTTCCCTTCCTCGCCTCCGACGACGTCCGCTACTACCTCATGGGCGTCAACATCCGCCCACTGGAGGATGGCTCGGTCATGATCGCCGCGACAGATGGCCACCGGTTCATCGTCATCCGGGACCAGGAAGGCTACGTCGAGAAGGAAGTCGTCGTCCATGTCGTCAAGGACGCCATCAAGCACGCGGCCAGCACGGTCACCTTCGACGTAATGAGCAACGGCCAGGTGCTGTGGAACGATGCTGTTACCAATCCTCTGTTCATCCAGCCGGGAAACTCGATCATCGATGGCAATTTTCCACGCATCGAGACGGTAGTCGACACCCTCGGCTATCACGAGGGCATCACCGGCGCCGTGAACACGAACTTCCTTGCCGACGCACTCAAGATCAAAGTCGGCTCAAAGGCGCCGTCGATCCGGTTCTTCACCCGAGACAGCGATTCACCGCTGCTCTTCCTGCTGGGCGGCATCGGCGAAATCGAGATACTGGGCGGGATCATGAAGACCCGCGGCGACGCCGAGTGGTTGCCGAACTGGTTGCCGGCACCGGGGGCGTTCGAGCTCGACGAGGCCTGAGGTGATGATGTGATCCTCTCGCCAGACATCCTCCGCGAGCTGACTGGAAAGCAAAAGTCTCCGGCCCAGGCTAGGGTCCTGGACGCGCTGGGCATCCCCTACCGGCGCCGGCCGGATGGTAGCATTGTCGTCTTCGAGGCTGATATCCATGCGCCCCCGCAAAACCGACCGACATCTCCCCGCCTGCGTCTACCAGCGACACGGTAGTTACTGGTACGTCAAAAACGGGAAATGGACCAATCTAGGACCAGAGCTACGCGAGGCCCTGGCCGAATACGCGCGCCTGGTTTCCGCGCCCTCGGGCGGTATGGTCGCCATGATCCGGCAGGCCATGCCAAGCATCACCACGAGGGTCGCCGAGGGCACCAAGAAATCCTACCGAGAAACAGCCAAGACCCTGGAGACGATCTTCGCCGAGTTCGCGCCGCATGAAGTGATGCCGAAGCACGTCGCCCAGCTTCGGCGCGCCTATCTGGACCGGCCGGCCACCGGTAACCATCTGCTGTCCCTGCTGCGCCAGATCATGGCCTACGGACTCGAGGAGGAGCTGATCGACTTCAACCCATGCATCGGGATCAAGCCGCTGCCGTCCGGCAAGCGTGATCGACTCATCAGCGGCGCGGAATACGATGCCATCTATGCTCATGCCAGCCCCCGGCTGCAATGCGTGATGGACCTCGCCCGGCTGACCGGACAGCGGGTGTCGGACGTCATCGGGATCAAGCGATCTCAACTGATCGACGAAGGGATTAGCTTCACTCAGCAGAAGACCGGGGCCAGGTTAATCGTGGCCTGGTCGCCCGATCTGCGCGCCGTGGTCGAGCGCACCAAGGCCGCCGAACGCCACGGCGTGGCCACGCTCACCCTATTCAGCCAGCGGGGCGGCCGGCCCTTGAAGATCACCACCATCCGGCAGCAGTGGGACTTGGCATGCAGTAAGGCGGGCGTGGAGAATGCGCAGCTTCGTGACCTGCGCGCGATGGCCGGCACCGAGGCAAAACGGCAAGGGATCGACCCCACCGCGCTCCTTGGTCATGCCGATCCGAAGATGACCAAGCGCTATCTGCGGGATCGGGAAATCCCGGTCGTGACAGCCAATAGTTTTAAGAAGGTGGGAAATGGGAAGGCCTAGAAAAGACAATCATGATTTACCGATGTGGTCGAGATGGCGAAAGCAGCAAAATGGCGATGTGCAGTCACTGGGCTTAAGCTCAATACCGAAAAAGACAAGCAGCATCGAAGGGCGTCATATGGGCCGAGCATAGACAGGATCATCCCCGCACTAGGGTATGTTCAAGGTAACGTAAGGGTTGTTTGCATGGCCGCCAACTTTGCCATGAACGAATGGGGCGACGACATTATGAAAACCATATCCGAGGCCTGGATAAAGCGCGAATTCAAGCAACGAACGGCGTGAGTTTTAGCGTTTGTCCAATTGAAATCTATAAATGCACCTGTAACATATTGTTTATAAAAGGACATAATATAATGGCCCAATATTTATATTATCTAACGTAACGCGTTGTTTATTATAAATAAAATAATTGTACACGTCTAAAACAAAACTGTTTTAATAGACCCATTAAAGCCGCTCCGCGCCTATATCGATACCGTAGTATTAGACGCTTTTACCAGGCTAATCCCACCCGAATCCGCGCCTCAAATTCTGGGCGTGCAGACGTATCAACGCGCACCTGATTGATATCCACGCCGACCCTGGCCGCCATATCCACAAGCGGCATTTGCAGGTCTCGCTCCACCCATATGCCCAAGGTCTGCTGCATCGGCTCCCAGGATACGCCGGAGGCCCATAGCTTCTGGGTAGGCTGGATCACCATCGGCTCGACCGGGACGTCGAGGCCGCCCACGACCTGACCATCGGGCGAGCTGGCCAGGACGCGCCGGCCGCCGCCGGCATCGCGGATCAGGGTCATGTCCACCGTCACCGGCGGGCAGGGTGGCCCGGACTCGGGGGCGGCATCAGGCTGGACGGTCACTCGGGCGATCCGCTCTACGGTCGTCCCGCGCGGGGTCTGCTGCCGCGGCCGTGCCGTCGGGTCTGGTCGGCGCTCGAGCATCAGGCTGCCGTCGGCCTGGCGCATCTCCGGTGTGGGCGGCTCCATCACCTCCATCGGCCGCCAGATCAACCAGCCCGCATACGCGACGCAGGCGACAAGGGCAGCGGCGATCATCGTATATGCAATCCATGGCCGACCCTTGCTCATAGCTGATCGCCGAGGCATTGCCGGTACTCGCCCTGCCGGCGCTTGGCCAGGCCGCCGCACAGGCGGGCATTGGCGGGCAGATTGCAGTCTCGGCCCTGGTAATAGGTCCAGCGCAGGATCTCTCGGCAGGCGCCCGGATAGTCGTGGCCATTGAGCTTGCGCACCAGCGTCGACCGGCAGAACGCACCGGGCCCAACGTTGTACGCCAGGCTCAAATAGGCGTCGTACTCGTGCTGGTACAGCGGCGCCGTGACGCACTGGCGCAGCGCGCCCTCGTATTTGGTGACATCCGCCATGGCGCGAGCCAGCGCCACCGGGGGCGTGATCGTGTCGCCCAGCCGAACGCCTGATGTCGAGCCGAATCCGATGGTCGGCACGTCGCCCGGCACCGGGATGACGGCGCGGGCGGTGTAGTCCTCATGGGCCACGATGCCGACCAGTCCGGCGGCGGACAACGACAGGGCGGCAATGGCGATCCGTATTTTTGACATGGTCAGTCTTCCTCGATCGGCAACGTGCAATTGGCCCGGGCGATCTTGCGCAGCTCCCGCTTGTGCATGACGTTGTGGGCGAAAGCGGCGATGGCGACCACGCTGCCGATGACGGCAGCCCAGTCATTGAGCGTCAGGCCGCCTAGGATGGCCGCTCCGGATGCTGAATAAGTGATGAATCCGCTGACTCGACCTTGCATGATCACTCCCTCAACAGTTTTTCCGCCGCCTCGGCGGTGATGGGCAATCCATAGCGCTCGGCGATGAACCGCGCGAACACAGCCCGTCGGTCATCCGGATAGCACCGCGCCTGCGCCCTGTAG